CAAGCCGACGCGGGGTGGAGCAGCTCGGTAGCTCGCTGGGCTCATAACCCAGAGGTCCATGGTTCAAATCCATGCCCCGCTACCACTTGACCGTCGTTCCCATTATCGGAACGGCGGTTTTTTATATATTCCATGGCTTTTGCTGGCGTTAAGTTCTCATCCAGCAAAGCCATCAACGGGACGCCGAAGAAATCGGCCGCCGCGCAAGTTTCGTCAATGGTCCAATCGGCCTTGCTCTGAAGCCTCGACGCCATCGATTGCGGCGAGAGCCCCATTGCCTTAGCAAGGTCCTTCTTCATTAAACCGCTGTTGGACAAGATCATGTTCGCATTCATCGCAACAACGTCCTGCCTGCGCAATGTAGCGCTCGGCTGAATATCTAGCATTGTCATGAAATTCATTTTACTACGGTTTTAGCGTAGTACTCGGCGTGTTGGCTACGTCATATGGTTAATCTTTGGTCTAGAACTTCATCAAATCTTTAGTCTGAAAGTTTTTAAATGATTAGTCAGATAAGAAAACTCATGAGAGACAATCACGTCACACAGCGCGATCTGGCGCATGAGCTAGGCGTCTCCGAGCAGGCCATCAGCGACAAATTCCATGGCCGCTCAAATTTCACGTTGCGTGATGTGTCGCGCATAGCCGACTTTTTCGACGTTTCCACTGATCTCGTGCTTGGCCGTGAGCCATTGGGGGTGAAGTGATGCTGCTCCATGATGCTGCCGGCTCCATTGTGGTGGTCTCGGCTGAATCCGTGAAGATGGCTGGCGAGGGTTGCATTGTCCTTAATGCGCGCGCCGTGTACATCCATAATCAGGCGTTGACGTCAGAGCAGGCCGCGATTGTCAAGCGTGGTGTCATGGCCACGCTCGACGATCCAGCGGCGTTAGAAGATCTGCATGGGAAGCACGACGTCGCCAGCGTCGATCTGCCACCACGGGACGGCCTTGGGGTTGATGGTGATGGCGTGGATGCTCATGTCGGGAAACCTGACGGTCTGGATGAAGCTGTCACCGGACTTCAGACGTTCGGAGAGTTCACTGACCGTGGAGGCCGTCGCGCCGGTGATGGTAAGCGGCGTGGTCGTTCCCAGGTAAAGGGCGAAGTCGAATGTGGTTTCGTCGCTCATTGTTCTTCCTTCCTTCGTTGTTTGAAAGGTTTGGTTTGTTGTGCGATTACAAGCCTATCGCTGCGGAGGAAGGAGCCTAACCGTCCATCCATGAATCAAGGAGCAGTGAAATGAGCGTTTTCAATCCGGAATGCACCAGCAATTACTTCCAGGTGCAGGACATCGACCCGTCGGAATGCACCGGCGGCAATCCCTACGGCTTCGCCTGCCGCATCAAGGTGGCCGGAAGCACGTTCGGGTTCGATGGCTTGGACATGGGCGACCTTCAGGCGATGAAGGGCGCGATTAACAAGGCGATGACGCACGCGCGTCGAGCTCGCCGTGAATGGGAAGGAGCCCAGGAATGAGCGTCACGGTCAAACGTGTGGACAGGAAAAGCAGGCAACGTTTTTACGAGCTGATCGTTGAGACGGAAGAAGGCATCACCGTGCGCGTCCCGTTCAACGGTTACGAGCTTGACGATCTTGAGAAACAGATCGACCGATGCTTCAACGAGGATTGACGTGAAACGTTTCATCAAGACCGTCATACTGCTGCTGGCAAGCCCGTTCGTACTTCTCATGCTCGGGATTGTCCTCGCCGTCGTCCGTCTGGGTGATTTCCTCACCGATGACGACTGACGGCATCCGATAATTTCATATCCCTTGACCCAGCCGAAGGTCGGTTGCTGGGTAGGAATGATAAAGCACCCGGCCGCGCCTTGCTCAGCGCGTTACAAACACGCCCGGAATGCCGGGCGGTTACCACGGCCCCAGCGGGGAGCTATGCGAGTTAACAGATCGCTTCACGGCGTCTTGTTCGGGCGCAACTGGGGACCATCGCCGGCATGCGTGCCGGGCTGTGCGGCGAGACCTTGCGCGCGGCTTCGGCCGCTGACCTATGCGACGGCGCGGCTCCGTTACGAAGCAACCTTGCATGGCGAACCCTAACCCGGAAAACACTTGAGCAATCTTGTGTTTTCCGTGCTGGGTTCCCCGCTCTAACGCCCCACCACCCGAAGGGCATATCATCCACAATTCTTATCCACAGTTCTTATCCACAATATGAAACGAGGTTCGAGACATGGGTTATTCGGTTGATTACAAGCCAACACGCCGACGTGCCAAGAGGACGGTGCCGAAGAACAAGGCCCAGCGCACGAAGGACATCAAGAACGCCATTCGATGGAATATCAGGCAATTGGAGCATGACACTGTTGGAGCGGACACCATTGCGCGTTCCCTTGCCATCAGTATGCTTCGACTGAACAAGATCGCGCCGACGGCCGATCCTAGCGGCGACCATGTGATGCAGCAGCTTATCAGCGACGGCATCTTGGGCAAGCCCGAGAGACGCGGAAGTGTGCAGATGTTCGACCGTGCCGAGTTGTTGACATCGCTCAAGGCTTGGGTTGGTGTGCTGTGAACCCACGTGCGAAGCTCACGGCCAAACAGGCGGCCCTATATCTGGGCGTGAGTGAAAGCCTGTTGCGCAAGTGGCGCGGCGAACATTACGGCCCGGTGTTCTACCGGCCCACGGACGCTCCCAACTGCCCAGTGCTGTATGAGTTGTCGGACTTGGACATGTTCGTGGCGCAGCGCAAGCGCAAGGCGGCCCAGAGTGCCGCGTAGGCAAGTAGTCGCCCCGTCAATCCGTTCGGCCGAGATAGCGGCGTGGGGCAACGACTGTTGGTTGGAGCTGCCCGGCTGCACGAAGGTGGGCACCGAAGACGACCATATAGTGCCACATGCGCATGGCGGCAAGGACACCGTGCCGAACCTACGCCGCGCGTGCAAGCATTGCAACGCTTCACGGCAAGACCGCGTGCTGTATGGCTATGGCTGCCGTTTGCACATGATCGTGTGCCCGCCCGGTTCATGCGACCGGGAGGCCGTGGACTACATAGCCCAGCACGCGAAGCCAAGCGACCCGGTTGTGTCGTGGGCTTCGCTGGCCGTCGCCATGCGCGTGGACGAAGCGGACATGGAGCAGCGGCGGGCCGTGGCTATGGCATGGTCTGCCGCCTACCGCCAGTTCGCCAAGAGCCGCGCGCCGTTGGACGTGTGGCTGGTGCGCACCATACCAGCCAGCCGCAAGCACCCGCAGATGCTGGCCGAGTGGATAGCGCTGGACTACGACATACAGGTGCTGGACCCCGGCTATGCCGAGAGCATGGCACGGGCACGTAACGACATGTGCCGGCAGCTGGTGCGCCAGTGGTACGCCCTCCACTTGTCGCAAGAGACGATAGACGCGAGGCAAGCGGCCCGCCGCCAGCGACTCGCGGCCCTTGGCTTGCGTTCCATGCCATCTTCGGTGCCATCGTCGCGCCCGGAATGGTGATTTTTTAAACTCGCGGCGCCGGGAAAGACCCCGCGCCCAGTTTTTTCTCCCCCCAACACGGGAGAAAAAACGGCACGAAAACGTTGGAACATCAAGGAAAAGAAAGGATACGGATAAATGAGCCAAAACACGTTCGACATTTTCGACGATACCGCCGGCCGGCACGTCGGGCAACAGGAAAAGGCCACCCGTCGGCTGATCGAGAGCCTTACCGAACGTTCGGGCGGCGACCTTGACCCGTTCGCCACCACGCTATGCGCCAGCCTGTTGTCCTTGGCCCAGAACATCGACACACAGCGCAACGCCGGCAAGGAGATCAGCCGCAACATGAACACGTACCTGGACAACGTGCAGCGCCTTCAGGACATGTACCCGCCGGAACCGAAGGTGGACGAAGACGTGGCCGCCTACTTGGCCGAGGCGAAGGCATGACCAGGGAACCGCCGCTTATGCGAGCCGGAACGCGCCGCGACCCATCGCGCCGCACAGACGGCAACGTGGTGGCGCGCACTGCCGAACTGTTGGGCAAACCGTTGTTGCCTTGGCAACGGTACGTCGCGGACGTGGCCGGCGAACTGGACGACGCCACAGGCACGTACCGGTATGACACCATCGTGCTTACCACGCCCCGCCAGTGCGGCAAAAGCACGTTGATAGACACCGAGGACACGCGCAACGCCCAGCTTGGACGCGATAGGAAGATCTATTACCTTGCCCAGACCGGCAAGGACGCCGAACAGCATTTCAAGGAATACGTGAAGCAACTGAGGGACAGCCGGCTGGCACCGCTGGCCCTGAAGCCACGACTGAGCAACGGCGGCATGGAACAGCGGTTCGCCAACGGCAGCTTCATACGCCCTTTGGCCGTCACGAAGGTGGCCGGCCACGGCGTGCAGATGGACAAATTCACCCTGGACGAGGCTTTTAGCCTGACCGAAGAGGCCGGCTATATGATCTTGGACGGCTTGGGGCCGACCATGAACACCCGCTTAAGGTTCACCGGCGTGCAACCTCAAATGTGGATTACCTCGACCGAAGGCACGGCCGCTTCGACGTTCTTCAACACTCTGTTGGACGGCTTGCGCGCCGGCGACGTGCCCGAACGCACGGCGTGGTTCGACTTCGGCTTGCCCGACGACGAAGACCCCGAAGACCTCAAAGCCGTGGCACGATGGCACCCGGCCGCCGGCCTGTTGTGGGACTTGCGCCAGTTGGCCGACTTCCGCCAGCAGTTCGGGGACAACAAGGCCGGTTGGGCGCGAGCCTTCGCCAACCGGCGCGACGTGGGCATAGCCGAGCGCATTATCTCGGCCGACCTGTGGAACGCCACCACATGCTGGCCGATAGCGCCCGGCGACTTGGCCGGCCGCCCCGTGGTGTTCGGTGCCGCCGTGGACGTTGACGCCACCCACACGGCGATTAGCGCCGGAATATTGGAACACGACGGCACCGTTAACGTGCAGTTGCTCAAGGTGCTGGACGGCACCGGCGCGGCACCCAATGAGATAACCAGGCTGTGCGCCACCTACGACGCGCCCCTGTGCATGGACTCGCGCGGACCGAACGGCGACTTGTGCGACCGGCTGAAGGCGTTGGCCGACATCAACGGCGACCCGGTTGTGCGTTTCGTGGACATGCAAGCCGGCGATTTTCTCAGCGTGGGCCAGGCGTTCGTGAGCGGCCTTGAGAACGGCACCGTGCGGCACGCGGCCGACACCGAGCTGGACGCCAGCGCGGCGAACAGCGCGCGCGCATGGAGCGGCGACGCTTGGCGCATATCACGGCGCGGCAGCACCGGCAAGACATCACCGCTCGAAAGCGCCATGCTTGCCGCGTGGGGCGTATCCCACCGGCCCGAACCCGAAGGGCCGTTGCAAATATTCTGACCATGTACGGCTGTGGCGGACTGTGGCGGGCAATGGCGCGCGCCACTCGCCACGGCCATGCGTGAGCGCGCATGATGTGTCGCATGAACGACTTCGGTTTTTTTCAGCGGCTACGCTTCGCCGGCAAGATCATCACGCGCGGCGTGGCCGCCGTGGACGACATGCCGGCCGAGATAATGCCGCCAAGCCGCACGGCCGCGTATGACCCGCTGCAACTGTCCACCGTGTTCCGTGGCGTCCAGGTGCTCCAGACCGCAATCGCCGGCTTGCCGTTGCACGAAATGCGCGGCGGCGTGAAACTCAACACGCTTACGTCCATCATCGACCGCCCGGACGCCAACCGAAGCCGCCGCGACTTCATAAGCGACATCGTGGCGTCGCTGTGCTTGGACGGCAACGCGTTCGTTCGCAAACTGCGCTATGACGGCGAAGTGGTGTCGTGCCAAGTCTTGCCGCCGTCTCTGGTGACCGTGCGCGACGATGGCCGCGACCCCGCCGCGCCGGTGCTTCGCTATTCGTATCTTGGCCGCGAGTACACGCCGGATGAAATCACACACCTGAAGTTCCTGAACGTTCCCGGCCGGTTGCGTGGCCTTGGCCCCATTTCGGCGGCGCGCGAAGAGGTGGAGGGCGCGAAGATGGCCCGCGACTACAAGGCCCGGTTCTACACCGATAGCAGCAACGTTAAGGGCTATCTGAAGAGCGACCAGAAGATCACGCCCGACAGCGCGAAACAGGCGAAGGACGATTGGGGCAAGGCCGGCAAGGCCGGAGACATCAAGGTGGTTGGCAGCAACCTAACCTATGTGCCCTTGGACATGAAGCCGGCCGACCTTCAGTTTTTGGAAACACAGAAGTTCGACACCACCCAGATCGCCCGCCTGTTGGGCATCCCGGCCAGCATCATGCTTGCCGCCGTGGACGGCAGCAACCTCACCTATTCCAACATCGAGCAATCGTGGATTGAGTTTGCGGACTACACGCTGGCCGCCTACACGGGCGAGATCGAGGAACTTCTAAGTTCTTTGCTACCGCGTGGCCGGGTGGTGCGTTTCGACTGGGACAGCAGCCGCCGCGCCGATATGGCCGACCGTTACAACGCCTACAAGACCGCCATCGGCTCCGGGTGGCTCACCGTGGACGACGTGCGCGACCGCGAGGGCTTGCCGCCGTTGACGCCCGAACAGGCGGCCCAGATTCAACAGATCGGAGGAACCACCAATGAGCAATGAGCACGACGAAAGGCTTATGGAGGCGCGCACGCTCAACGTCACCGGCCTACGCTTGCGTGACACCGGCGACACCGGCGACGGCATGACCTTGGAGGGCGTGGCCGTGCCCTTCAATCAGCGATATGCGCTGTTCAGTGATTACGCCGAGGTGATAGACCCCGATTGCGACTTCGGCACCCGCAAGACCGTGAAAGTGAGCCGCGAGCATGGCGACCTTATCGGCAAGCTGACCGACATGCGCCGCGAAGCGGACGGCTTGCACGTCGTGGCGAAGCTGGCCGACACCGAAAGCGGGCGCGAAGCCGCCGAACTGGTGCGTGAAGGCGTCTACGACGGCTTCAGCATCGGCTTCAGGCCGGTGGAAAACAGGGTTATCGACTCGGACGACGGCGTTACCGAAGTCCACCGTAGGGCAATCGACCTGTTCGAGGTGGCCGTTACCGGCATCCCCGCGTATCCGGCCGCCGAAATCACCGGCCAGCGTTCCCAGACCATCACAACCAACAACAACGACGAAGGAATGGAGGCACCCGTTATGGGCGACAACACCAACAACGAACAGCGCGATAACGCCATGAACGAACGCTTGGAGGCGTTCAGTGAGGAACTGCGCGGCATCAAGGCCACCGTGGCCGCCGGCATCCAGACCACCCCGCCGGCCGAGCTGGGCGGCGAGTTCCGCACCGCCGGCGACTATCTCAAGGCGCTGAGCGACGAACGCGACGCCAACCACGCGGCCGCCATCGACCTTATGCGCCAGACCCGCGACGCCATCGTTACCGGCGACACCGGCAACACCGTGGCATGGATTGCCGATGACTTGCGCCTGATCGAACAGCGCCGCAAGGTGACGAACATCCTCACACGCGACACGCTGCCGGCCACCGGTATGAGCATGGAATACAACGTGGTCTCCGAGGACACCACGGCCGTGGACAAGCAGACCGCCGAGGGCGCGGCCCTGACCTTCGGCAAGGTGAAGTTCGGCACCAAGACCGCCGACATCAACACTTATGGCGGCTACACCACGCTTTCGCGCCAGACCATCGAGCGCAGCACCACCCCCATGCTCAACACGGCGCTGAAGGCCCTGAACAACGCCTACGCGAAGTCCACCGAAAACGCCGTGCGCACCTACCTGTACGACCTCATCAAGTCCCAGCGCGACGCGACCGACAACCCGAACAACATCACGGCCCCGGCCGCTTTGAACGACATGACGACAGATCATTGGGCCGGCCTTATCCTTGACGCCGCCGAGGTGATGGACGATAGGAACGCGGCCATGACCCGTCTGGGCGTTTCCAAGGACGTGGCGCTGGCCCTTATCAAGCTCAAGGACTCGGGCAGCCGGTTCATGGACATTTCCGGCAAGGGGTCGGATACCATCGGCGCTTTCGACGTCACCGGCGTGGTGGGCGACCTCATGCGCGTGCCGGTGTACTTGCTGCCGAAGGCCCCGACCGGCACCGCCGCGTTCATCGACCCGACCGCCGTCACCGTGTGGGAGAGCGGCGGCCCCACCCAGCTTTCCAACACCGACCCAGTGAACATCGTGGACAACTATTCGGTGTACGGGTACATGGCCGTGGCCGCGACCTTCACCGACGGCCTGTTGCCTGTCAAGTTCGCTGCCGCATGATGTGCCGCATGAACGACGAACAGTTGTTGGCCCAGCTTCGCGACGAAGTGGGCGTGCCAAGCGGTGACGATGAACGACTAACCGCGAAGCTGGCCGCCGCCAAGGCGTATGTGGCAAGCGCCGTGGGCGCGGCGTCCATCAAGGACGAAGTGCTGGCCGATTGCATTGTGTCGTGCGCGGCGGATCTGTACAACAGCCGCGACGCCCGGCTGGGCGTCATGGACGTGGGCGATTCGACTGTGGAACCGTTCAGGATCTCCACCGACCCGCTCCGCTCGGTCTGGCCGAAACTCAAGGCGGCGGGCGTGAACACCGGCGGGCTGGTGATCGCATGAACATCCAGGAACAACGCGCCGCCCTCATGGCCACGCTCGCCGACATGCTCGACGGGCTCGTGAGCAGTATCAGCATCGACGCCCAGCTGGTGCGCCCGGCCGCCGGCAAGGTGGCCGTGTTCATCGAACCGCCGGCCGTGGAATGGCCGTCATGGGGCCCGCCGGAACCGGTCTGGACGTTGGACGTCATCGCCGGCACGCCGGCCACGCAGCCATCCGCAGTCGATGACATCCTCACAGCGCTCGACCGGCTCGCCGACAAGGGCCTGAACCTTCAGAAGGCCACACCGGCAAGCTGGAACCTGGCCGGCGCCGGCACGCTCGCGGCCTACCAGGTCACATTGAACGCTCTGGAAACCGAATAAGACAAGGAAAGGAAAACAATCATGGCTGGAAAGATCCGCACGCTCGGACCGGGCATCTTCAAAATCACCGACACCGCAAACGGCAGGGACTTCAGCGCCGACCTGACCAAGGCGCAGCTGAACCCGTCGAACAGCAGCGACGACCCGACGACCTACTTGGACGGATCCGAGGAAACGAACACCACGACCACGTGGACGTTCGAGGGCACCGTGGGCGACGACTTCAGCGAGGACGGTCTGGCCGTCTGGCTCTTCGACCACAAGGGCGAGACGCTGCCGGCCCAGTTCGTACCGAACAAGACCGGCAAGATCCAATGGACCTTCAACGTCACCATCGCGCCAATCGCCATCGGCGGCGACGTCAAATCGAAGAACACGAACGATCTGAGTTTCGCCGTCACGAGCGTCGCCCACGCCGCATACGAGGGCAAGTGATGGCGGACAAGGCGCTGATGGTCGTCGGCCAGAGACGCTTCGTGCAGACGATGCGCAAGGCCGGCGCGGACATGGACGACCTGAAGGAAGTGAACCGCGAGGCGGCAGAGATAGCGCTGCCAGCGGTCCGCAACCTCGCGCCGCGCGGCAAGACCGGCAGGTTGGCCGGCAGCCTGCGTGTCGGAGCGACGAAACGCGCCGGCGTCATCCGCGCCGGCCGCAAGGCCGTGCCCTACGCCGGCCCCATCAACTACGGCTGGCCCGCCCGCCGCATCAAGCCCCGGCTCTTCGTCAATAACGGCGTCGCCTCAACCGAGAGCCAATGGCAAAAGGTCTACAAGGACTTCATCGACAAGACATTGAAACAAGTGAAAGGAAAATAATGGCAACCACGAGAATCACCTACACGGACGGTACCAGCGAACTCGTGCCGATCACGATGCGCGCTACATGCAAGGCCGAGGCGCACGCCATCGAGGCCGGCTGGGGACCCATCACCCAGTCACCCGTCCGTTCCGGCGCTTACGCGGCCTACGCGGCCCTGCGCATGGCCGGCCGCACCATGCCTGATTTCGAGCATTGGCTGGACACCGTGGCGTCCTTCGACCTTGCGGCACCGAAGGAGGAACCGGAAGAGGGAAACCCTACGGACTAGCCGCGTGGCCCCAAGCCTCGCTCGGCCGTCTCTCGTTCCTCCTGGCAAGCCGGTTCGGCGGCACGCCATGGCAGTGGAGGAACGAGGCCGACGAATTGGATTGGGGCACCGGACTGGCCGAACTGCTCAAGGAAGCGGAAGAAACACGGAAGGAGTGAACCATGGCGCACAGCGCGATCATGAGCGTGCGCATCACCGGCAACGCCGATGATGCCGTCAAGGCGTTTGAGAGGACCACCACGAAGGCGGCCGCTTTCGGCAGCGCCATCGGCGGATTGGCCGTCAAGGGCGTGACCGCGCTGTGGGACACCATCAAGGGCTTCGCCGGCGACGTGGTGAACATGTCGGACAGCACCGACAAGTTCATGAACACCATGAGCTTCGCCGGCATCGACACCGCCAACGTCGAAAAGGCAAGCAAGGCGGCGCGCGACTACGCGGACCGCACAGTGTATGACCTGTCCACCATCCAGAACACCACGGCGCAGCTCGCCGCGAACGGCATCAAGGACTACACCGGCCTTACAGAGGCCGCCGGCAACCTGAACGCCGTGGCCGGCGGCAACGCAGACACCTTCGGCTCCGTGGCCATGGTGCTCACCCAGACGGCCGGAGCGGGCAAGCTTACGACGGAGAACTGGAACCAGTTGGCCGACGCCATCCCTGGCGCATCCGGCAAACTCCAGGAAGCGATGCTCAAGAACGGGGCCTTCACCGGCAATTTCAGGGATGCCATGGCCAAGGGCGAAATCACCGCCGACGAATTTAACCAGGCATTGATGGACCTCGGCATGACCGACGTGGCGAAACAGGCCGCGACATCGACCAGCACCATCGAAGGCGCGATGGGCAACCTCGAAGCAGCCGTCACCGGCGGCCTGACCGACGCCTTCAACCTCTTCAAACCGGCCGTCACAGGCGGCATCAACGCGGCCGCGACGGCAGTCACAAACCTCGCGCAGAACGGCACGCAGGGATTGCAGACGTTCTTCACACAGGTCAAGGACACCGGGGCGTTCGCCGCATTGCAGACGGCCGCGCAGTCGGTCGGCGGCGGCCTGCAATCGCTCTGGGACGGAATCATGAACGTCGTGAACGCCATGACCGGAGGACAACCGGCCGGCGTGGCCTTCGGCAACATGCTCAACGCCGTCGCCACGGCCGCGCAGACGGTCGGCGGCTGGCTGAAGACCGCAGGCGACTGGATCAGTCGAAACACGGATCTCGTGACACCACTCGTGGCCGCCGTCGGCGGCGCCGTGGCGGCCGTCACCGCCGTGACCACGGCCATGCGGATTGCCGCCGTCGCTCAGGCGCTGCTCAACGCGGTCATGGCCGCGAACCCGATCATGCTGGTCATCACGCTCATCGCCGCGCTCGTGGCCGGACTCACCTACTTTTTTGCTTGCACCAACACCGGGCGGGCCATCTGGTCGAGCTTCACCAATTTCATCGCCGGATGCGTCTCGGGCATCCTCGGATGGTTCAGTGGCCTCGGCAGCTCCATCGGCGGGGCCTTCAACAACGCCGCGAACAGCGCGAAAAACGCTTGGAACGGCGTCGTCTCATGGTTCCGTGGCATCCCGGGCACAATCGGCGGCTTCTTCTCCGGAGCCGGCACACTGCTCTACAACGCCGGCGCAAGCATCATCAGCGGTTTCCTCAACGGCCTCAAATCGATGTGGAGCAACGTGACCGGCTGGATCAGCGGCATCGGCGACTGGATCAAGGCCCACAAGGGCCCGATCAGCTACGACCGGAGGTTGCTCATCCCCGCCGGCCAGGCCATCATGACCGGTTTCGCACAGGGCCTCAACAACGGGTTCGACAATCACGTTGAAACCGCTATCAGCCACGCTAACCGCAGACTAGCGGCCATGCCCCTCAACCTCTCCGCCCAGGGCAACACGGCCACGCCAGCCGTGGTCAACACCTGGAACGTGGAGATCAACGGCGAGGTCATCGACAAGGACGGCACCGCCAAGGCCATCAAACGGCTCCTGGCCGACTACGACGCAAGGAGGTCATGAGACAGATGCAGCAGTGCTTCATGTTCATCGACACCGGCAACGGCACCGGCTGGACACCGGTGAACGACTCAGCCAAAGACGTCGCCGCACTCGATTCTTTCACCGTCGACTGGGGAAGCGACAGCATCGACGAACAACCCGAACCTGCCGTGATGTCGTTCACCCTCCGCGACCGCACCGGACGGCTCGCAGGCCAGGCATTGACGTTGGCCGGCATGAAAGTGGTCGTCCAATTCTCCAATCAGCCTCGATGGATGGACCTGACGCCAGCGATGGGCGGCTGGCGCGATCTGCGCATCCCCATCGACTCGCTCCACAAGACATATTCGCCAGACTCGCCAGACTCGCCAGACTCGCCATCCGAAACAATGTTCGCCGGCAGCGTGTCCACCGGCGGCAGCATCGAACCGGCCAGCGACGGCGGGTGGCTGCTCAAACTCTCCGCCACATCGAGGATGGCCGTATGGAAACGCCTGCAATCCCAAGGACCGACAGACACGGCCGCGAAATGGAACGGCGCGCACTGGATAGGCACGCCATCAGCACGCCTCGCGGAGATGAACCGCAGGGCCTCGGCGCAGGGAGCGCCGGAAGCCCAACTCGACGGGCTCGCCCTGCCGTCAAGCGTCGCACCATACACGCCATCCGACCACCCATCGCAACTCGACCTGCTGCACCGGCTCACCGCCGGGCCACGACTCCCTCAATGGCATGAAGTCTACGACGGCGCTGCATCAACCCTCCGGCCGCTGTTCCTCGCCGACCCGATCGCCGTGCACCTGTCAACCGATGGCCGACTCAACGTCCTCACCGACGGAGAGACACGACACGCGCTCTCGGCGGCCGACATCGAGGCATCGACGGATCTGAGCATCACCGAACCTTTGACACAGGTCGTCATCAACGCGAAACGCGTCAAATCGGACAACGGCAAGCTCTCTTTCGACGACGTGGAGATCACGATGGGAGACCAGGACCGTCTGCCACCACAATTGACCGCCATGCAGAAGAGCCTCACCGTCGATTCCGACATGCTCGCCGTGGACGACTCGGGCGGCGTATGGAACAGCGGCGGCACCTCGACCGTCAGCGACACGGACCGCGTCAACATCGCGCAATGGCTCGAATCGCATGACCTGCGCATGGTACCGGAGACAGTGACGTTCAACAGCACGCGAATCGACCCGGCACGACGGCCATGGCTGTACAAGGCAAGCCCATCCGGCCCGTTCATCATCGTCAAGGCCAAAGCGTCGGCCCTGACCGGCTCAGATGGCCGACCGTCCTTCACCGGCCCCATCACGACCATCGGCGGAACGCTCTCATACAGGTGGCGCAACGGCAAACCGACACTCACCCAGGAAGCGACGCTGGCCGCGCTCCGGCCGTTGCTGACGAAACGGATCACATGGGCCGACCTGCCCACCCTCAGCTGGCAGCAGCTCGACCTGCACATCTGCGACCTCTCGATGATCCAGATCATCGACACTTCTTCACCCACCGCCGAAAAGGAAGGAACACAATGACAGCAACAACACCCATCTACGGCCTCTCGTATCCGGAAGGCTCCGACCTCGTATCAACCGCGCCGGACTCGTTCAAGGCCATGGCCGACACGTTCGAGCAGGCGCTTTACACGGTCGACCAGCGGTCCACCCCAGCCGGCGCGACACCTGTGATCGCCACCACGCTCGAATCGCTGAAGGCACAGACGGCCACGGTCGGCCAGACCGGCTTCGTCACCTCGGACGGCGACAACACCGGCCCGTACATCTGGGACGGGACCAGCTGGCATCACGCACACTGGTACACCGCCGATGACAAAGCCGAAACAACGCTTGTTAACAAATCAGGCTGGAAATGCGAATACATGATGAAACATGGATTCGTTTACGTCACGGTTAATCTTTCGGACAGTGGCACCAAAGGATGGAGCGAAAGCCAAATGCCCGGCACGCTCCCCGAGGAAGCACGACCGCCGTTCGAACTGGATTTCGCACCGATGTGCTCCAACAACAATTCAATCGGTGTATTCATCGTCAGACCCACCGGGGTCATCGTCTACAGCCGTCGCGGCGGCGGGCAAGTCTCCGACAATCGTTATGCAACCATGATGTGGCCGGCCGCATGACGGATCTCGTCATCGCCATCGTCGGCGCTATCGGCGCGGTCGTCGGCGCACTGGTCTCCACCCTCTCGGCCGCCGCGAAGAACAAGATGGAAGCCTACAGGCTCGCACAGAAGATGCAGGCCGACAACCAACGCCTCTGGCAATATAACCGGCAACTCATCGACCACATCTACCGCCGCGAACCGCCACCACCGCCGGAACCACCTGAAGACCTTTTCAACGACTAAAAGGGAGCCAACATGAGCGACATCATCTGGAAGGGAAGCCCGAACCACTACGTGGGCCGCAACGGCTACGGCGTCACGCACATCACTTTGCACATCATGGTCGGATACCTGGCCGGCACCGATTCCACGTTCGCCAGCCAGTCGAGCCGTGCCTCGGCCCACTACGGCATCGGCGCGACCGGAGAGATCCACCAATACGTGTCGGAGCTCGACGGCAGCTATTCCGACGCGAACTACGCATCGAACAATTCGACCATCAGCATCGAGCACGAGGGCGGCATGGCCGACGGCGCGGTATGCACCCAGGAGTGCATCGACGCAAGCGCGCGCCTCTGCGCCGACATCGCGCGCAGGTACGGGTGGACGAAACTGTGGCACGACGGGCTGAAAGGCAACGTGTGGCTACACCGGGAGATCCCAGGCACAGACCACCTCGCCTGCCCCGACCTCGCGCCCAACGGCCTGCCATACAAGCAGATCATCGACAAAGCAAACCGAATACTCGAAGGAGGAACCATGTCAAACGCAGGAGACGAAGTATGGAACTGGGCCTACAAGCCCGCCGGAAAGAACGCCACACCGGGCGGCAACATGTACAACCTGCTCAACTACGAACTGCCAAAACGCATCAGAGACAGCATCATGCAATACAGCTACAAGGGCTCAGCACCGGGCGGCAACATCTACAACACAATCTGCTTCGAGATCCCCGGAATGCTGAAACAGCTCACCAAGACCATCGAGAAGCAGCAGCAGCAGATCAGCGAACTGTCCGAAAAAATCAGCAAGCTGGAAGGAACCACGAAATGACCGACACGACGGAAAACCGACTACCAGCGACCAACACAACGGAAGTAACCGTGATGCCGGTCTCCGCGCAGATCATGGCCGCCACCGATGACGACGCCGAGGCATCGACGCCGAGAATCGACGGCGGCACAATATCCAGATTCCTCGTGCTGCTCCTTGCGCTTGTCAACCAGGCACTGACCATGTTCGGCCATCCGGTGCTCAACATCGATGACACGACCATCACGCAGCTCGTGAGCCTGGCATGGACCGCCGGCAGCGCGATCTGGTGCTACTGGAAGGACAACGACGTGACGAAACGCGCGCGAGTCAAGAAAGCCAGATTGTCAGCCCGCCACGCGGCCTAGATAAGCCGGACGGCCGCCGTGGCCTCTCTCAGACGGCCGTCCGGCATGGCCACGTAATGCTCCGTGGTCTCCACCGATTCATGGCCGAGCAGTTCGGCGACCACGAACAGGTCATGAGTCGCGGCGTAGGCCGTCGTCGCGAAACGGTGCCGCAACGTGTGGGCCGCGTACCCGTCCGGCAGCAGGCGGCTGATGTGGTCCCCGATATAGGACTCTTCCACATGGCCGCCGAAGCGGCCGGGGAACAGATACCCCTTCGTCTCCATGACGGTGTTCGCCAGGTCGTCCGGCAACGGCACTATACGCTGCTTGTCGCCTTTGCCGCGCACGATCAGCGAATGGCCGGCGCTGTCGGCCACGACGTCATCGCTATGGACGCGGGCGATCTCCCCGCGCCGCAGCCCGCACTCGGCTCCGAGCCGGACCATGAGTTTTTCCGACGGCGTGGCCTTCTGCATCGCGGCCGTGATGTACCGGTCCGGGCATGGTCTGGGATGCGCGTGTGGCTTCTTCACGCGTGGCACGTCCAGACTCGGGTCATCGGCTCGCCGGCCGCTTTTGTGCAGCCATCGAAAGAACGACGAAATCGTGTTCCGGTACGCCTTGCGCGTCTCGGGTTTCCATTGCTGTCGCGCGAACGCCTGCACGATCTGCTCGGTGGTCACGTCTTCGGGACCCGATGGCATGAGCAGCGCCGCGAGATGCGCCATCTTGTATCGACGGCTTTTGATTGTCTGTGCTGATAGGCCGGCCGCCTTGAGGGTGTCAGTCCACCCTTCGATGCTTTTGCGCCATGGGACCGGGGCGCTGATTTTGTTTCTCATGATTCATCATGCACCCCCCTAGCGGCTAAGCCGTTAAAATGAGCTTGCTGGATAAGCTCAGAAGCACCATGGATTTGAACCTTGGACCTCTGGTATCCCCAGAGGTCCATGGTTCAAATCCATGCCCCGCTACCACTTGACCGTCGTTCCCATTATCGGAACGGCGGTTTTTTATAT